GACCGTCTCGATCAGGCCGCCAGCGCCGCCGCCGCCGTCGCCTCGCGTGCCGATGATGCCGCCAGCGCCGCCGCCGCCGCCGGCGACGACCAGGACGGAGACGTCACGGGAGAGACCGTCGCGCAGGTCGGCGCGGCTGGCTCGGCTCGTGCTGGCGAAACGGATGCTCACGTTATCTCGCAGCCGTAGAGGCCGAACGCCACGTTTGCAGATCCGGCGTAGACCGTGACGACGTCGGTGGCCGCCAGGGTGATCCCGATCGTGAGGATTGTCGTGTCATTCGCCGGCAGGCTCGCGTCATACGCAAGGTAGTGCGAGTTTGCGAGCGTCGCGCCGGCGGGCCTGATTGCCACGCGGTACGTTGTCGATGTGTTCGCCAAATTGGCAATCGTGATCGAACTGCACGCCGCCGACGTGGCCGACGGCACCGTGTATAGCGCTGTCGCCGTTGTGGCCGCAGGATTCGACTGGCCCAAGACTTTGTGTGTTTGCGGCATCAGCCACCCATAAACAAAAAGGGATGAAACGGAATGAAGTCCAAGCGGCTTTGACTCAGCGTGCCGCTCGTCAGGTCTGATGCCGAAGAGCTTCCGCCGCCGCCGCCACCACCTGCTGGGCCTGTCGGTCCTGTCGCACCAATAGAGCCGGTCGGTCCAGTAACAGTGGACGCCTCGCCGGCGGCTCCAGTTGGCCCGGTCACCGTGGACGGTGCGCCGTCCGCGCCGGTTGGTCCCGTCACTGTCGAAGCCGCACCGGTGGCGCCGGTTGCTCCAGTCGGACCTGTCACAGTGGACGCTGCGCCGGAAGAGCCGGTTGCCCCAGTGGGGCCAGTTACGTTTGACGCTGCACCGCTAGCGCCAGCAGGCCCGGTGGGTCCGGTAACCGTTGATGCAGCACCGGCTGGGCCAGTTGCGCCAGTCGGACCAGCTGACGGCGAAGCAGGCGCCCAAGCTGTCCCGTTCCACGCTGCTACTTGACCAGACGCAGCACCGGACTGCGTCAGCGCGCTTAGCGCATGCGTATGCCCGACTGCGGCTTTCCCAATCAGCGCATCCGTCAGGCCAGAAATGCTGGACTGCGGCACGTTGAACAGGATCAGTTGGTCATTGATAACGCCGAAACCAGTGCCGTAATTAAGGCTCAACGAAGCGGCAGTACTGGTGCCGCTGTTGGCGAGTGGCGCCGAGACGCTGACGACGCCAGCCGACCCGGTTGCGCCTTGCGCACCAACAGACCCCGTTGGGCCTGTTGGCCCGCCGAACTCGTCCCACGTCGTCAGGTCGCTGCCCAACTTGTAGATCGTGTCTGCGGCAGTGACATAGACGAGCATTCCTGCCTCACGCCGGCCGGCAGGGATCGCATCCCGTTCAGTCGTGTCGGCAACGGTGCGGTATCCGCCTTGGCCGTATTTCGCCAAATGGCTGGCGTGCGTGTCCGTCGTATCAAACGGAACGACAGGGGCAATGACGTTCGTTCCCTTTATTTCGCTCACGACACAACCACCTTTGCGTTTCCGGTGATGGCGTATGTGGAACGGTAAATCGTGTAGCTTGCCGCAGACTGTGACGGGAACGTGATTGACCTAGTGGTCGTTTCCCAAGCAGACGTGAACAGACCGTTCACAGTGAACGACGCTGCGCCAAAGGATGCGGGCAGCACGAAATACAGGTGCTGGCCGGAAGGCGACAGCGTCCGCGACTGCCCGTTGTTCCCGGCAAGGTCGCTTGAGAACAGGTCAACGATCTGCTGGTTAGTCACGGACGTCAGCGCCGACACGCCCCAATAGCGTTGCTTGAGCGTCGGCAGAACGGCGGAACTCTTGTCGGTGGCAATCGTGTGGACGCGCACGCAGTTGCGGTACGGATCGGCGTAACGAAAAACAGGCATGCCCGACGGGCTCGTCACCTCATACGTCAGATCCACGCCGTCAATTGTCTCAACGACTGTGTCGTGCCTGGCAGGCTCACCAAACGGTAGGCTGGAAGTCTTGATGATGAAATCGCGTGATTGCCACGTCTCGATGACGCCTGACTGTGACTGGGCCTCAAACGTCGAACTGCCGACCGTGGCACGGACCTGGGCGTAGCTGTTGCCCCGGTGATAGGTGCAGAGACTGGCCGCAGAGTCCGCCAACCGATTGGCCAGCCACGCCGCGCCGGTCTGGAGAAGGTCGGACACGTATCACCTCACTGCGCAAGAGCCCCCGAGCCGCGCGAGTGAACGCAGCGGCTTCGGGGGCTTGCGTGGGAACGACTACTTGTTCAACAGCACGTGAACCGTGGCATCACCAGCGGCACGGGCCTTGGCCAGCTTGCCGGCGGCAACGCCGGTTGAAGCATGGGCCACGCCCGACGTGGCGTACCAGTTGATGGCCGAGCCCTGCGCGCCGGTTGCGCCGGTCGCACACGGAAGCTCGAACACGCCTTCGACAGCCAGAGCGCCGAGCGCACCAGCGGCGATCGGCCGCGGGGCAACCGCAACCATCGCACCGATCACGACCACCTCACCAGCCGCAACGGCGGCGGCGGGCGTGTGGTCGAGCAAATCGCCATCAGCAACATAGGAAGCCATTAGAAAACCTCGCAGGAAAAAAGTGGTTGTGGATAGTCAGGTTGCCGGGCGGGCTTGGGCTCCCGCCCGGCAACTCCGGTTGATCTCTGGACTAGACGTCCATCTTGACGCCGCCGAGGTACTCAGCCTTGGCAACGCCAAAGTCGAAGTAACCCCTCATCTGCACGCCGAGCGTGTTGAAGTCGGCTTCCGCCGTCTCCACGATCGGGCTCTGCACGCCCTGGAGGAACGCCACTTCCATCACCGGCAGGTCAGCCGGCGAGGCAAGCAGGTAGTAGTCCGAAGCATTCGTCAGGTAGGCCGAACCGACCACCTGATAGCGCCCGGCAAACACGTTCGCGGACGGCTGTCCACCCGTGGCGCCGCTCTGGATCAGGGCGGAACCCATGATCTCGGCAGCGGTAACCTCAAGCTCCGGCGGAACCAGCAGCACGCTGGGACGAACCGCGATGGGGTTGCCATCGGGATCGGTCAGCTTGCGGAACAGCTGAACCGCTTCCTTCAGACCAGCGATCGACAGCGCCGTGGCGCTCGTCTTCTTGTTGCCACGCGCCGTGGTGAAGAAGGCCGAGTCATCAAGGAACGCAGCCCAGAACACGTCATTGAGCTTCAACGCACCGCCACGGCCGATCCGCTGCGGAACAGCGGTCAGAGCGCCGAGGTCGTCGTTGATGAGATCCGTGCGGGTGACCGACGTCATGATGCCGTAGGTGTCGGCACTGATAGTCCGCGACTCGTCAGAAGCGGCAGCGTTCTTGAGTTCGCCGCCGTTGGCGACCTTCTCAAACTTGAACCCGCCGTTCAGCCGGTAGCTGGTCACCGACTTAAAGTCGTTGACGCTGCGCACCGCCGAGATCGACCGCCACGTGGACTCAACGCCGTCAAAGCCTGCCAGGAGGAACTTGTTAACGGTGCTGGACAGGATGCCGGCGATCGAGTGGGTAGCCCACGCAGCCGCCAGGATCGGACGCAGGGTCGCAGCGGTCAGGCGGCGCGGGCCGTCATAACCGTTCGCCTCGGCAGCCGCCAGAAGCACCTCGCCAAGCGTGGTCGAGCGCTGCACCTTGTGGGCAGCCTCAAGCGTCTCGGCGGAATACTTCTTCTCGACATTCGGCAGCCCGCCCTGAAGGGCGAAAGACGCCTCGATCACTTCCGCCGTGGGGGCGGCCTTCGTCGCAACGTGGACGGCCGGCGGGGCCGGGCGCTCGTCGCGGGTCGCGTTCAGCTTCTGCATGTCTTCGACTTTCTTGGTAAGGATCTCGATCTTGGCCTTGAGTTCGTTGGTCTCGCCGGCTTCGACCTTGGGGGCTTCCACGGCGACACTCGCCGTGGCTTCCACCGCAGCAGCCACAACGGGCTCCTCGGCAGGCGTCTGGTTGGCGTTGTCCGCCATGGTGATCTCCTCGTCGGCTTCCGCCGCGATGGCAACGCTGGTCTCCGCGTCAGCGCCAAGAGTGACGAAAGAAACCTCACGGAGACTTGAGGCTTTTACGATTCGCACAGGCCCGACGTGGGCCTGTCCGTTGACGGTTGCGACTGCGTCGGCGTCGATCTTCTGATGGCGCCGAACGTCTGCGCCAACGGACGCTTGCCACTGATAGCCACGCTCTGCCAGCGCCAGCACTTGGCGGGCCGTATCGCTGTCGGCAAGGATCTCGCCTTCCACGATCAACTTGCCGGCTTCCACTCGGACGCTGTCGGTCTGGCCGAGGATGCTGCCAAGGCCGTAGTCGTGGCCCAGGACAATCGGCAACTTTTGCTTGAACGACATTCCGGCCAGGTCGATCACGACCGGCTCACGGGACCAGCCTTGGCGGATCTGCGAGCCCGTGTAGGCTTCGATCGAAAACCGCTTCGGCGCTGCGGCGGCATCGCCATCGGCGGCCGTCAGGAACGTCACGCGAGTGTCGAGAGAAATCTTGTTCATCAATCAAACTCCCAGACGGTGTCGATGTCGTCGGTTTCGTAGATGCCGAGCCAGTTCATGCGTCGGCTCCCTGCGGCTGGCCGTTTTCGTCCAGCGTTCCGCCGTAGTTCGTTTCGGGCGTGAAATCCACGAACAGGCCAAGTTCGTTCATCAGCGCCACTTCAGCAGCACGCTGCCGCAACTCAACGTCCCACTGCTTGCCTTGCTTGGCGTATTCAGCCGCCAGCGTGGTGGTGTGCGTTCGCAGCCGCGTTTCTGACGCCGTGGCTTCCTTGGCCGGGTCCACGTGATCCTTGCCGTCCCACTGCCACGACCAGTTCCATTCGGAGAACGGCGGCAGGGCGCCGGGCAGCACGCCGGCCAGGCTCGCTTCGTTGACCCACGCCGCAAGCAGGCGGTCGAGCAGGACACGCTCTAGCTGGTCACGGTCAACGCGCTCGTGCATGCCAGCAATCTGCCAGTCCATGCGGCTGGATGCGTAGTTGTATTCCGACGAATTGAGCGCGGCGACGTTGAACGGGATCTGCAGGCAGCGGGCGATCTCGTTGAGAATCTGCTTGACGAACGCCGGGTACTGCGTGGTGGGCTGTTCCGCCCGCAGTTGCGAAATGTCCCAGCCTTCCGGCAGCGTCACCATCGACCGCTTTTCGATGGGCATCTCTGCAAACGCCGTCACTTCGTCAACCTCGGCGGCAGGCGAATTGCTGTGGAGGAAAGCGGCGAAGTCGGCGGCAGTCTCAGCCGCGGCGATCACGGCGTCGGTGTAGCGGCGCAGCTGCCCGAACAGCTTCAAAGCCGGCGCTACTTCGGGAATGCCACGATGCTGACCCGGCCGCTGGGCGCGGAACCAGTGCGCCATTTGGTTGGCGGGCACCCGCTGGAACTGCAGGTTATTGACGCGGTAGTTGCTGCCGGGATGGAAGTTCAGCACTTGGTACGCAATGACGTTGCCGATTGCGTCGAACTCCAAGCCGTCAACTATGTTCCCTTCCGGCGTGATCGTCTGCGACATCAACTCGGTCGGCGTTGCCACCATTTCGGCTTCGACAAGCCGCACGTCGAGTTGCACGCCCGGCAGGCGAGGATTGGAAATCATCAGCGCGAACGCTTCGCCATCCACGACCAGCGCCTCGCGCATCGTCCGCAGCTTCGCCGGCAGGTCGATTGACCACGACCAATCGAAAAACAGCCGCTCTATCGCGCGGTCGCTTTCAGCATCGCCAGTGTCCAGCTGCAGCCGCGGCCCGGTGCCGATCAGACTTGCCGCCACGCTGCCGGAAATGCCCGCCAGCCAAGAGTTGTTTTGGCGTTCGTAACGGGCGCGGTTCCGCAGCGTCCGCCGCACGTTTGGCGACAGTGCAGCGTCCGCAGCGAATGCATCCGCCGCAGCCCAGTGCCGGTAGTCGTCGCCCTTCTCCGCGGCGTCGAACTTCGCGCGGACGCGCACGGGCATCGGCTGCGCCGCCGGCTTCGATTTGGCCCAGAGGTTGCCGAACAGACCCATTCAGATCGTCCCTGGCGGAACCAGCTTGTTGAACCGCAATCCACGCCGCGTGTTGGTGGCAGACGACGTTGCGGCGGTCTTGCCAGACAGGTACTTGTCGGCCTCGATCATGTCCGCCAGGGATTGCGACTCGACTTCGCCCGCATCAGTACGGACGCGCTTCGGGCCTTGGGCCGTCTCGGAAATCTTGTCGCGCAGTTCGTCGCTCATACCGGCGACGGTAGACGAATGGCAATGCTCACCGGCAGGGGGTGTGGCTACGTGCCAAGCCGCTTCAGCGTGATGACGCGCTTGCCGGAACCGCTGGCAGGAATCTCAACCTTCCGGCGCCGTCGTCCGCCAGCCTCTGTAGCCACCGGCTGCACACCCGCAATCGACGCAGACACAGCGGCACCAACCAGACAGTCCAGCCAGTGGTTGTCACGGCCAGCCATTTTCCATTCGTCCACGACTCGGCCACGTGCTTCGGTCCGAACTGGGTATTCAGCTGTCAGGTGTTCAAACAGCAATTCATGGTCACCAGCGTGGAACGCAATGGCTTCTGGATCGCCTAGCTGCAACCGCAGACGGGCGGCGCAGAACGTCTTCCAATAGTTGGTGTCATAGAGGCACGACCGCTGACCTTCGGATATTTGCCCAACTTTCCAGTTGATTCCGATGCGGTCGCCACGCCCCTTCTTTTCGCCAATCGGCTGGCTTGAAGCGCCGATGCCCTTGCCGTGGCTAGGCAGCACGCTGCCAGCAAACGGCGACCGGCGGCAGAACGTCCGCACGGTGGACGTACTCTGTCCCCAGTTGGCGTCAATCATCAGCTGGCCGATCCGCATGGCGGCGCCGTCCTCGCGCTTCCAGTCCCGGCCCAGTAGCAGCTGCGTAACGGCCTCCAGCCCAGCGTGTAGTGCCGCCTCGAAACCAGCGCCCTTTGCCGCTAGGGCTAGCGTCCGCTTGGCGTGCTTGGCCTCAAAGAACGATGACGCCTGGTCAGGGTAGGTGCCGTAGGCCACCACGTGACCACCAAAGGACTGGTTCCACGAAGCCACCAGCCAGAACAACAACTTTTCTTGCACGTCCACGAACGCTGTCAGCGTCTGGTGGTCAAGCGGCACAACGCCACGTTCCACGTTGGTTGCCCGCAACGCCAGCGACCGCTTGTCCAGCTTGTCACTGGCTATGTCATCGGCAAGCGGCTGATTCTGGTACTCGGCCATGAAAGCCGATTCACCACGGTCAATCCGCAGGTTCCAAGCGTGATGGATCGCGGACAACTCGTCCGCGTTCCGCCGTTCCGGCCACGCCACGCGCGCTCCGGAATCCATGGCAGTTTGGTTTGCACGGTAGAAGTCGTCCGCCGCGGCTGTCCCGGTCCCGTTCCGCTGACCCTCGCGCCGCAGTTCTGCGTACTGGCTCCAGAGTTCTTCCGCAGTCGGCCATTCGTAGACCAGCTTCGTCCGCTCGCCCTGCCACGATGGATGCTTTGACCGATCAAGCAGGCGGTCGGCCAGGTCATCGGGACGGATCACCGTGATGGTCGTGAGCCCGGCGATTTTCGCGCCCGGCCCGGCAAGGCCAAGGATCGCACCTGACAGGATCTTTTCCCGCGTGGCGCACTGGGCAGGGCTACCGGCTGATTCGTCCGTCTGCGGGTCGTCAATCAGCACCAGCGATGGTCGCACCGTCTTGCCGTCTGGGCGGGTGTGCTTGATGCCACGGATGCGGCCCGTGATCCCCGCGACACGCACGCAGGCGCCGGCCGATTCCGCCTTGGCAACCCATGGCAGCGTGATCTGGTCGGCGGTCCACTCGATGTGCGTAGGCTCACCGGCAGAGGTCTGCCCCCGAGCGCGGGCCGTGATCCCTTCCAGCGCCCGCACTGGGAAGGCGGCTGACGGGAAGTCTTCCAGCAGCAGGTCGTTTTGCTCAAGGTGGCTCTTGATGCTGTCCAGCATCTGGCAGGCAATCGCCTGGTCCGAGCCAATGAGCATCACGAAAGGCCGATGCCCGTAAAGCATGGCCCAAAGGCATGCCCATTCGCAGAGCGTGGATTTGCCGGAACCACGGGGCATGGCGAATGCAAACAACTCGCCGCGCAGGACCGCGCCTTCAATCTTGCCTATCGCCGTCAGGTGGTCCGCAGACCACGCCAGCGGGAAGGATTCGCCGCCGTATGTCTCGCAGAACTTGCGGAAATCATTGCGGCAGGACTCGCGCCGTTTCTTGTCTTTGACCGGCGGTATGGAGCCGATGTCGCGGCCGGCGGCGCCGACCATGCGCGAGCGTTCCCCGGTCCTGCGCTTGATGTCGTCATAGCGGGCCTTGGCTGCGTCAGTGCGTTTTTTCTGGTCTGCTCGAACTGCCATGGTCAGTATGGGCTAAAAAACGCGCGATTTTAGGGAGGCTCGCCGGTGAGGCTTCCGCCGATTTAGGCTGGAAGGACCCACCCAACCCCACCCCCCCCTGGCTGGGGTGTAGCATTTTGCAACAGTGCGTTTTGGCCTTGTTTTATAGGCTTTTTTGAACGTGACATCACGAAAACACAATAAAAATAGGCCTTTTCGCATCATGCCATTTCGGCTTGTTCATTTCAATTTTCTTGACTTTGTTTTGCCCTGTTTTTGTAGGCTTTCTCGCACTTCGCATTCGTTTCGCACTTGTTTTCTAGGCATTTTCGCACTCAATCTTCACGACTGTCATTGCTTCATTTCCAAATTGTTTCCTTGCAATCACAGTCGCAACCTGCTGATCGTCGTGCCACGCAACTCCATTCAGAGCGTCTTCAATCCCTTTGATGCAGTTGCTGACGTCTGGCCTTGGCAACTTCGGTGCGTTCTTCTTCAAACCGGACTTGTTCCAATGCGATTTGGGACGCTCAAACTGCAGCACTAGCACAAGCGTCAGTGGCTCGGCATCTGTTGGCGTAGCCCCTGCTTCAATCGCAGCCTTTGCTATTGCGGCCCTATAGGCGTGAATCGCATGGCCCTTGGGTATGTAGGCGTGCGCGAAAGGCCCACGCGCAGTGATCTTGTGGCGTGGTTGTGGCACAGGGTCGCCAGGAACTGTGAACGTCAGCGTTTTCAACTTGCCCTCGCTGCGAGGTACAAGCCGACGTTGGCAAAGGCGTAACCAAGGTATGCCAGCGCAAGCCCTAGCTTGCCGTGCGCGGCGAGATCAGCCGCAACGATCAGATAGATGCCGCCTGTCAGTGCTATGAGCCACGGTGCCATGCACGAAGCATGGTGAACGTGTCAAGCAAGACGATCAAGCAGGCCGCGCAGCGTGCAGGCGGCTGCATCGTCTGCCGTTCCGGCGTGAGCCGAAATATCTTCAACGCCGACAAGACGGTCTATCCCTCGCCCAATCGCCTCCCGCTCCGCTTCGGTGAGCCGCATCAGCTCAATCTCGTCTGCGGCCTCCTCCACCAACGGGTCGCGGACCTTGCTGGAGAACGAACGGTCGCGGAGACGCTGGACGATGTCTGGCATTTCTCACTTTCTGGAAAATTGAAAACGCTCGACTGGTGGCCGCCCTGTGCCTCCGTGCGGAAGCTATTGCACCGCTGATGCACCAGCGGACAGGGCGGCGACCTTGTCGATCAGCGGTAACGAATCACAGCGAACCAGCGGCGCGTGGCCGGCGAGTACGCCACGCCTTCTTCCACGATCTGCCGCTGGCCGAAGAAACAACAGTTGCGGCGTGCAGACTCAATCGTTGGCCCGCAGCCTATGCCTTCCGTTTGACCGCAGCTGCTGTGAACCAACGTGCCGCGACGCGCCAGAACAACAGCGTGGTCTTGCGCCGTCACGATCACTGGGCGCCGCGTGACGACGACCGTTTCAGCATTGGCGACCGTTGCCAACAGCACCGCAAAAATCAATCCGTAAGGAAAACGCATTACGAATCCTTTCGTAAAAAAGACCCGGGGGGGGGGCATAAAAACGAACCAACGAAACACTACAGGCCATGGCAAGCCGTTCCGGCTCGCCGTTTCTCATGCGACAGCCGATTGGTGGTCGCAACGGAATCTTCGCTACGCAATCGCTCAAGGTGTCGTGCCCTGATCTCCGCAGCACGCTGCTGGATCTCTTGGGGTGTTGGGTCTTTGCCCTCGCGCAAGCACACCCGCTGACGCCTCGGGAATTTATGCACCGTCTTGAGTCGATAAATCACCGCAGACGTCACATTCAACTGCTTGGCAATGTCCCTGACGTGCAGCCCTTGAACCCACAGCCTGCGCACGTCGTTGACGCTGTACTCCATCAGTCCACCGCCAGTGGCATGATGACGCCGGTAAATGTGTCAGTTCGCATGACGACAGCCGATTGAGCGTCCGTCGCCTGGACGCTCACTGTGGGTTCACCGTCTGCGGGAAGCCCTTGTAGCCATTCACGGACGAATGTCGGGTCCAGCTTGACGCTGCACGCCTTTCCAAACTCAACGATGTCGCACGTTACGGACGACTCACCGGCTTCGGCCGACTGACCGTGTAGGTGCAGACCGTCCTTGGTGAACGTGTATTGCACGCCCTTCGACTGCTCGCTGGTGACGATTGCCGCCGCCCTGGTCGCGGACAACAGTTCCGCTGCCTGCACTGTCGTTGGCTCGGCCTCAGTCGCCGGGATCACGTCCCGCCACCTTGGGAAACGTCCGTCCATGAGCCTTGCCGTGACCGTCGTTCCGCCGATGGTCGCAACCAGTTCGTTGCCGGTCGCTTCCAGCTGAACGGAGTCATCACCGGCTGCGGATGCGATGCGGCCCACAATCGCCATGACCTTGCTAGGAACGAGCGTCTGCGAGTCATCAACCGCCAGGTCGTGTTCGATCTCGCACAGGCACAGTCGCCGGCCGTCGGTAGCAACAAGGCTGACCGTTTCGCCTTTTACTTCGACCAGCACTGCGCCAAGCGCGTAGCGGCTGGACTCAGCATCAGCCGCGAACACGGTGCCACGCACCGCTCTGACGAACTGATCCGCAGGCAGTCGCGTCACAGGCTTGGCGTTTTCAGTCGCCCACGTCGGGAACTCCGCGGCGTCTTCCACAGGAAGCGTCCACGTTCCGTTGCCGGCCCGCACGATGCAGGACGTGCCTTGATGGTCAAGCGTCACCGTGTCGCCACCAGCGGCGCTCAAAATCGCCGTCAGGCGACCGTGGGGCAGAAGCATCGGCTCACCGTGGTAGTCCACGGCAGAGTCAATGCGCACTTCAAGATCGGTGCCGGATAGAAAACCGTCACCAAGCCTGACGTTGGCAAGCACTGGCTTCGGGCTGCGTGCTTGCACTGCTGGGCTAACGGTCGCCAGTGCTGCCTTGAGTTCCGCGGCGTTCAACGCCGTGCCAGTATTCTTTCCCCTTCGTTCCTTCGTTGCAGTTGCCATTTGTCGAATCCTTTCGATTAGAGAGAGCCACACCAACCACGATGCCCAAACCGAAAGTCAGGGCATTGAGCGAAAACCCGGCACAGATCAATGTGAGTTGCGAAACGGTCATGCCCGCGCCTCCTTGCGTTCGAGCGCCTGCGACAGACGCACGCAACGATTCATCAGCACTCGGATCGTGTCTGCACTCATCTCATGCAAGATCCGGCTGTCATCGTCGATGTGGTCTTTCCACGCCTGGATGGCGCACATATCAGCAACGACGCTCGGCGCCGGAAGCTCGTAAGGGAAATCCTTCATGCGATCACCTCAATCCCACGGACGCAGTTTGGCTTGCGGCGGATGACGCCCTTTTTCTCAAGAGCGTCAAGGTGGCCAGTGACGCCGTTGGGCGATCGGATTCCCAAGCCGGCAGCGATCTCGCGCACGGTCGGGCCGTACATGCCGGAATTCTTTTCAATGAACGCCAGTACTTCGGCCTGCCGTTCCGTGAGTGCTACCGGGGGTGGTGTTTTTGTTTCGGTCATGGTTCCTCGTCCTTGAGTTTCAACGACTGTGCAAGCGCGACTGCCTCGGCTGGTCTGCGGTAGGGGGCTGGACGGTATTCGTCCTTCCAGACCTTCGGCGGCGGCTTCTCGTCTGGCGCGTCTTTGCCGCGATGCTTCTTTGCGTTGTCAAACTCGCCAGCAAGGATGCGGTCTACAAACTCAAAAAACTTCGTGACGGCCAACGGGTTCTCAAAAAACTTGCAGCTGGGCAGTCGAGCCGCCGCCAGACGAGCCCGTTCCAGCCACCCAGGTGATGCTGCAAGGTCAACCCAGCCAGTGGGCGCCATTAGCGGGGTCCACTTTGCAGCCCGCTCTGTGGCGTTCCAGATGGCTAGGAAGCGGTCCCACTCGTCTGCGGCCCATCCTTGGTGGCCAAAGTCGTCCGCATTCTCGCATGCGGTGTGTGTGTTCTTCTTCTCCGAAGGAGAAGAAGATGGGGATGGGGATGGAGGCGATACTTTTGCGATACCATTTGCGATACCCTTTGCGATCGGTTTGCGATCGGTTTGCGATACCTTTGCGATCGGTTTGCGATCCCACCGCTTTTCGTTTCCACGCCTTCCGGCCTCGGCCCTGGCCTCTTTCAGTTCCTGTGCCTTTGCCCGGTGTTCCTCCATGCGGGCGTTGCGGCGCTGGCCGTCTTCGCAAACTGGGAACTTTGTCTGGAGCAATTGCCACACAGACGTGATCCCAGGCGATACAAGTTCAAGGCGTTCGAGTTCAGGCGGAAGCGATCCGCTGTCCCACTGGATGACCAGCAGACGGATGTAGTGGCCAACTTCGGCGGCCGTCCACATGGCCGTGGATGCGTAAAAGTCACGCCCGAAGAACGGTATGTAGTGGTCAACCTGCTGCGCCATCAGTGGCCTCCTTCTCTTTCATGCGGTGCGATGAAGCGCCATTTCCAGGCGGATCAAGCAAGGCAACGAAGTAAGCCTCAATACGCCTCCGGTCATGCGGCATGCACTCAATCAGCCCAATCATCCTGTTGCCAATTTCAGGACGAGATTTGCTAACGCGCTTCGTTACGTCCTCGGACTCGCCAACGTAATGACAAGTTCCGTCTTCGTTAAACGCAAAGTACACGCCGCAAAACGGGCGCATGCGGCGAACTTCGCACACGCTATGTGTAGGTGGTGGAGCGCATGGAAACTTCGGTATCTCATCAGCGAGCAAAAACCGAGAGCGATCCATGTGATCCTGGCGTCGCATATTGTGTGACAGCTGGCGCAGCCACTGCTTCACAATGTCTTCTGGCCAAGGCAGCTGTTTGATTTTGCCGAACAGTTTTCCGATCGCTAAGCCAGCAGACTCAGGCGTAACGTTGCTGCCGTCGTCCAAATGCTTCCAGTCAAACGTTATGTGCAGGCCGTCTTCGTCAGACCCCACCTGATAGCACGTTGCATCCAACGGATTCGCTTCTACGTCTATCAATGCAAACAGATCAAGCATTGAGAAGCCTGCCGAAACGCGCAGAATGCTGATGGTGTTGTTTGGCCATACGGCAACTACTAATGGCACGCCACCCTCCATTCCCGCTGCCATTTCCCGCTCGCACTTTTGACGTTCCGCCCCGTCTCGACGATCTGTCCAGACTTGGCAAGCTCGTTGATGCGACGTCCAACTTGGTGCCCGTCCAGTCCGCATCGAGCGGCGATCCCGCTGGCGCCTGCCGGGCCTTGCGCGAGTGCGTCAAGAATCGCCGCGTGGTGTTCGCCACGAAACGTCTTCGCCTCCGCAGCTGCGGCCTTGCTGGTGACCGGATCTGTGCGGCGGAAGAGCGGAAGCGTGTCGAGTGACGGCGTGTAGTGGTCGTTGCTCATGGTCACGTCCTTGTGTATTGGCCCCGTAACGTGGGGCATTCGGTTGAGTCTCAGCGGTAGTAGGAGGTTGTCCGCGTCTCTCAACTGCCGGCGTTGATCCGCACTGGGCCGGCGTTACGGGCGAATGCGGCTGGAATCACTGCCGCTGCGGCAATCGCGTGCCGGTGGCATCACCTTGGAAGTCTGTCTCGCTCGTCCAACTCAAAAATCCGCTGGTTCTCGCGGCGTATCGCTCGCTCGTCCCGCCGCGAGTTCCAAACCGGCCCCTGGTCAACGATCCATGGCGACGGCACTTCGTCGTCCAAGACCTTGCCGATGTCGGTCTCGACCGTGAGCGGGTCGGCAATGCGCTGCCGGTACTGTTCTTCGGTTTCAAAATCACGCTTGTAATCAGCCATGTGCCACCTCGTGCTGGGCCGCTTCGTGGGGGAAATCCGTGCCGCTGTCCTCTGCGTTAATCAGCAGTTCCGCCTTGCCGTGCAGGAGCTTCACCAGTTCGTCACGGTCGGCGTCTGTGAACACGCCTTCCGCATGACGGGCCGTGATGAGATCCCGCAGCTTGTCGCAGTCCTCAAGGGTCTTGGCCCGGTTAATCGCCAGCCGTGCCTTTGCCACCGGGTCTGTGATTTCTGGCGGCTGACGCTTCGTCTTCAGCGTGACCACACTGGGCTGGTCAGTCGTGATGTCGGGCGTGTGCGTTGCCGGCTGATCGAACTTCGGACGAACGACGACGGGCTCGCGGGCTGGCTCAGGCGTTGGGTAGTCCTGAGCTTCCTCTGCTGTCACAAGCCCGCGCAGAACGTCTGGGAAGGCGTCACGCAGTGCGAAGCCCCTGGCCCGCATTTGCAGCATTCGCTTGGGGTACTGCGTCCACGGGCCTGACTTGCCCCACAATCCAGCCTTCTTGGCGTCCGCCACGCTGAACGTGACGGTGGTTGCCTTTTCGTATCCACGCCGCTTGGCTTGGCACATGGCGACCATCTGATCGCCGTCGCCGTTGACTTGCTCCCAAACGAATTCGCAGACCGGGCTGGCCTTGCACACCGCCAGGGCAGCGTCACCGAAAACGCTCGGCCGTCCGTTCACGACCGCGATCGATTGCAGCGCCTGCATCGGGCTCAACCCGATCTCGGCACCGGCTTGGATCGCCAGCACGCAGCTGGCCGGCTTGCCGCGAAAGTCCTTCGGTGCGAACTCCGAATCGGCAACCATCTTGCCGAATCGCATAGCGTCGTCGAACGTCTGAAGGGCCAATCCAGTGGCCCGTTGTGTTGAAATCTCCGTGGTCATGCCGCGTCCTTTCGTATTGGAAAACCTGCGTTTTTCGTCGCTTTTCTGGTATGACCCGCTCGGCGTCATGCGTTGCGGGTGATCGTCCCTTCCTTGGCCTGCGGCTCCATGCCGCTTCCTTCCGCAAGCCGGTTCCACCGGCAGGCGGTCCTGTTTCAGTGCGTGATGTCCTGCGGAGGCACCGTGAGCCACGCGCCGTCGCAGTCGATCGCCAGCCAATTGCGGTAGCACGCCTGAACGCGACCGCTCCAGCGTTTGCCAGCGGTCAAGCCGCTGACGAAGTCGCCAACGGCAGGCTCGTTGCGAACCGTGCGTGATGGCGTCTGCTCAGGCAGTCCGGCGATTGCGGCGAGGTATTCGTTGTGATTCGGGTCCATCGAATTTCCTTTCGTTTGGTGCGGTACTGTACCGGCGTACATATGTCGGTCAAGGGGGTCGGCCAACAAAATGAGGGGAGTCGAACGGCTGTACACGTGTTGCCAATTCGGAACCATTCAGGCGGGGCGAAGTGTTGCGGAATCGGAACCAGTTGTCAACCAAGAATCCGCCACGGGAAAGAAGCCAGGAGTTCAAGCAGATCGTGAACGGCCCTGGCGGCTGGGGAGTCCGTTCCAAGTTCCTGGCCGATGCGGATCAGCACTAGCGCTGGAAAGATGTTGTCGAGCGTGCGTTGCATGTGGCCCTCCTTGGCCAGAGAATCCTGTGTGTAAAATGCCACCCGTTTCGCAGCTGGCGGAAGGCCGGGTGGCCCCACCTTGTTTTGTCAAATGGGCTTCATGCCAAACTTAGTGACGCACTTCCGGTACTCGCATCGGCCTCCGTGCGTGTCGGTCGTAAACGGCCAGCCCATCGAATTGCCGTCGCGGTCAAAATCCTCAATCGAAACGTTTCCGCTGGCGTGAACAGTGAACCGCGTCTTGAAGCCGTTGGCGTCGATCAGCGTAAATGTCTTCATCGTTCCGTCTCCAAGTTCGTGGCTGCTGGTCTCATTTGATCGCATGGCCTAATGATACCGATATCGGAACCATTGGCAAGGGGTCTTGAAAAGATTTTTTACCCCTGCTTTTGCCGCTGAAAAGTGGGCCTAGCCTGCTTGGAAGCCTTCCGCCCGCTTCCGCTGCCGGCCTTCGCCCTTGGCTGCCTGGGCCGCCAGACGCTTTACGTCGGCTTCCTCAAAGAAGTAGCAGCCTCCAACCTCCTCCGTCTGAAGACGGCCCAAACGGGCCAGCCGGCGGATGTAGGACATCGTGCAGCCGTATGCCTCGGCAGCCTCTCGGCATGAGATGAGTTTCCTGCCCTTGTCGTTTCGCAGTGCCACGATCATGCCCCAATGGTACCGATACGGGAACGAGAGTCAAACTGTCCAACCCGCCGTCCACCCAAAATCGCCCAGTCGGCGCATCCCTTGGAATCGGAACGACCGTTGAGCCGATAGTGTTGTGGACAGTTTTCAGGACTGGAGGCGGCTCCAGTACTGAACGCTGTACACTACGTGTACATTGATTCACAAAGGGAGGGTGCCACATGGAACCGATGACGCTGAAAGAACTGGTTGAGCGGTATTGCGATCTGCGGAACTTGAGCAGCAAGACGGCCGCGCTGTACTGGATGCTTCTGGAACGTCTAGAAGCGTTTCTAGGACACGCTCCAACCGTGGACGACCTAGATGACCTTGTCATCAGTCGCTACCTCAGAGAGCGAGCTACGCAGTCCTGGGCTGGCAAGCCGATCCGGTCGGCTTCTGTGCAGAAAGACAAGGTGATGATCCAGGCGGTCTGGAACTACGCAGCGCGAAAACGGTGGTGCAAAGACTTCCCAGAACTGCCCCGCATCAAGGTGCCGAAATCCATCCCGGTTGGGCGGGCCTACCAATCCGCAGACGTGGCGGCACTGATCCGTACCGCCCTACGGAGGAACGGCAGCACCGGCGGAAAGCCGAGCCGCTGGTGGTGGGCTACGTTGCTCTACATGGGCTATTGCACAGGTGAACGGGCCGAAGCGCTGATGTCGCTCCGCTGGTCTGACGTTGACCTAGAGCGGCGTCGAGTGCTGTTCCGGGGAGAAACCCGCAAAGGGCAGACCCGAGACCTCGACCGGGACTTTACGGCCGATCTCGCAGCCATGCTGGCGAAGCACAAAGGCGGGCCAGAGGAACGGATCTGGGTTTGGGACCGTTGCCGCGGTTCGCTGTGGACAAGCCTCAAATTGCTCTGCAAAAACGCAGGCGTGAAATACCGAGGCTTCCACGGGCTTCGCAGGACACGGGCTTCCTATGCAGCCCTAGCCGGCGGAAAGGCTGCGGCTACTCAGGTGCTTGACCACTCGGACCCGAATCTGCAAGAGGTCTATGTTGATCCGACGATTTGCCCAACGGAGCAGAGCAGCGTGGACTGCCTGCCGCCGCTGAACTTCGCGGAACCGCCGCCGGTTGACAATTCTGGTCAAGGGCAAAAGGACGGGGATAGACCGGCGGCTTGACCTTGGTGGCCTATCGTGGCTCACCCAGGCGGGCCGGCTTGGTGAGACAAGCCGGCCCGCAGCAGCCGTGGTAGGAGGTCACAACTGCCGTTCTGGGGAAGCCACGTAAGTCGGCAAGCCCACCTCGTGTGTGTGGCGATGCAGGGCGTCATCGTCATACGTTCCATGTGGCGACGGGGATTCGGAAAGCGGGACATTGAATCGCCATTCCATCGTATCCACAACAACTGGCTCGGCGCCTTGGTAGCCGTGCATGAATCCTCTGCGAAAAGATTGCTCGCACGCCTCTGCAATTTTTTGGCAAACGGTCAGCCTGTCTGCGTCGGTGAGCTTGTACAGCAGTCCGAAATGTGTGCCCAATAAAAAATCCATTTGCATCTCCTTTTTACGAACGACCCGCCAGAACTCTAGCGACGTTCGTTCACAGTGCAAGCTTTAAGCGCCGATCAATCAGCATCAATGTGCCGCAACGTGCCAAGTGATGCCAACAGTTGCCGATCACGCCGGCGGCTTGACGTATGTCAACCGGGCAAGCGGGGAGGCAGCGCGGAAAGGGAGAAACACGCCGCCTCAACCCGCCGCCCGGCTCACAGCGGCGTCCGCCCATCGCGTGGTGAAAACAGGCTTTCACCGCGCAACGCTCGGCGCCGCATTTCATCGACCTTGTCTTTCGTTCCTGGCAACGCAGCTGTCGGTTTCGCTGCGTCCATCTCCGCTAGGATCTCGTCTGCGATGGCGTGGCCCTCGTCACCCACTAGCCTCATGCAGTCAAACAGAAGCGTTTGGTCACCGCGGGCCGCCCTTGATGCGTAGGAATCGCCAGTGCGGCTGACTTTCCCCGGCCTGGCATAGATCCTCACCACGCTGCAGATGTGTGCGTGAAGCCTTGTGGCGCGCATGAGCCAGCCGCGGATCTTGGGCTCGATGTTGTGTTCAAATCGCGTCCGTCTAGCAGCCTGCGACGGCTCGACCGCATCCGTTGTTGGCGGTTTGTCTCGCGCAAAAAAAGACTGCTGGACTTCGGCCATGGCCGCAAGTGTGGCTAGCCTGTCAAGCCGCGCACTTGGAATATGACGGCGCGCAGGGCAATCCGCATTTCTGGACTGCTGAACCAGAGGTTTGCCATTTCGATGACCACGGCTTGCAGCAAGAGATCCAGCGCAGCGGAGTTGTTGCCGGTCAACTTCCACCGTGCTTCAAGGTCTTCGCGGCACTTCGCAGTCACGACTGCCAAGGCGTCCAAGGCACCAGCCCCTGACCCGGCGCTCGTCATCTGCCGCGCCAAGTTTGCCATGTGCCTCTCTGGCCAATAGCGGCAGACTTGCGAAACGAACACATCGCAGCAGTGCGCCAGTTCAAGGGCCTGCGGCCCGATGCGGCTGCGGATCTCGGCGCGCAGGTCTTCTATCGACGTGACCGGCGCGGCGCCCACCGTCACCTCCTGCCGATCGGGCTGGCCGGTGAAACTGTCGCGGGCGCCACGCCGGGCACGCATTTGCCTGTTGGGCAGTCTTTCGCCGGCACGGGCTCGGTTGCCATGCTGGCGCTGGCCGTGGCTACCGCAGCGGCAGCGCGGGCGTGCTCCTGGTCTAGCGTGACCGGATCAGCGGACAGCCACACCAGCAGCTGCAACAGCCATTCAAACACTAGAAAGCCCTCGCGTGGTCGATGGTCGGAAAGCCGTCACTGCCGACGGCGTGCTGCACAAGGTTTTGCTCTGGCTTCGGCTCGGCAATCAGCATGAACCACAGCGCTGTTTTCGCAGCCTTGGCAATGAGCCGCAGCACCGGGCGGTCGTTCTGCGGGATCGGCATCGGGTTGAACGGCGACGGAACCGGGCCACGACCGCTGTTGATCCAGTAGCAGAACAGACAGCCAAGGACGAATGCCCAGACGAAACGCTTATCAAGAATCATTTCTGGCCCTCAGTCGGGTTGGGCGCAAAGAAGGCGCCGTGGTCAAGGTCGCGGTAGGCAAAGCCGTTGACGCTGCCAATGACGAAACTATCGCGCTGTGCAAGGATGATTTCGGCGTCTTGGCGAGTGATCCAAAATGATCCGTCGGGCTGGTCTGGCGGATGCTTTCCACCTCGCTGATAGTCGCCCCAGCTATTCAAAACGCACACGCCATCGCGCGGGTTCCGCATAGGCGGCTCACCATTCTTGCCGCTGTTCTTCGCCCACTTCACAGCGCAAATCACCATGCAATGGTTCCACGTTGACCGGCGCGAAACGAATCCATCTGCGTCGCGCTCTTGGCCAGCGAAGCCGACGTTGGAGCAGATCGGCACGCACATGCCTGACTCCAGTGCGGACGTCAGGCTGTCCCAGTCCTCGCAGAGCGCTACCGCTTTTGCTGTGTGCTTATTGGCTTCAATCGCTAGCGGTCGCGGACAGCCGTAGGCGCCCCACTGCTTAGACAGGCTTGTTGAGTAGGCGGACAAATCGAATTCGCCGTATTGCTGACGAAACAGAATTCCTCCAATGCCTTTCTCTTTGCACTGGCCTGATACCCAGCGGGCAGCAGCGGCTCCATAGCTGCCATCGCTCCAGCCGGCGAACGCGACCGGCGGAAGCCTCGCAGCGGTCCTAGAACCTGCATATAGTGGTTCAGTCGCAACCAACTTCGGTGGCGCTGGCAGTTGGCCAGTGGCCCAATCGACCGACTGCCCGATGTAGCTGCCCATTCCCCAGCCGAACGACACGCACGTGCCGATTGGCCCTTGGTTCCACGGCCCAAACGGCTTGCCGTAAACGGCCCGGTGCGCCTTGTCGGCATATCGGTACAGGTAGGCGTCTTTGCCCTGTGCCTTGGCGATGCACTCGCTGCCAGCGTCAGCAAAAAACGGGTGCTTGAGTTCCCCAAGAAACTCGCGCGTTGCCTCTGGATTGGGCGTGTAGCCAAAGTTGTTCGTGCCGATGCTCTGCTCAAGCACCATTGCCGAACGGATGCCGACAACGAACGCCAGGACAATCAGGCAGACCGCAACCAGCAGCCGCCAGCGAAACGTGTTATCTCGCAGCATCGGCCGCAGCCCTCCCGATTTCGCGGAAGGCGGCAACCCACGCCGTGCGCTGCTCCGGTCCAACCGGACCGCCAGACACGCCGACCTTTGCCGTCAGGTGCGCCCTGATTGCCTCGCGCACGCGCGGCTGGCGGTCGCCAACCTTTGCCCCGCGGCACCGCATGTCGAACGCACGGGTGCGCAGGTCGTCAAACGCCACGCCAGTCGTCAGGTGCGGCCCGCCCGGTCGCTCGGAGTCATAGGCAAGCTCATCTGCCAGTTCCAGAAACATTCCAGCCGTAATGGCCGCGTCGGCAGCGGCCGTCGGGCCGGCGAACTTTCCCGCCAAGACGATGTCACCGCCCGGCGGCGCAGGCGTCGGGCTCCCAGGCTTCGCCATGGCGGACACAATCGCAGCCACGACCAGTAGCGCGGCGACAGCAAGGCGAACGCTCATCTGTCACTCCCGGCCACCAAGGCCAGCGTCAGCGTGTCGATCGACTTTCGCTCGGCGTCGCTTAACTGCTCCGTCTGCAGCAGTCGCAAGCGCACCGTGGCCAGCTGGGCCATGGCCGTCTGGTACGAGACCGCAGACGCATGCGGCGTGGCGTCGATATTGCCGGGCATCCCAGGCAACACGATCGGCTTGCTTGCCGGCCAGAAAAATACGGCGACGGCTGATGCAATCAGTGCGGCAGTCAAAATCATGCGGCGATCCTCACAAGCGGCAGAAGTGATTCGATGGCGCCGGCAGCGGCGAGCAGCACAAGCTGGCGCACCGCCGGCTTGACGATCAGCCAGACCGGATAGGCCAGCATTGGCACGCACTTGTCAGCCAGGGCGTCAAACAGCATTGCCACGGCGTCTAGCGCCCACTGCTTTTTCTGCGCCCCGTCTGCCGGCACGCTGTCCAGAGCGGCAATCGAGATTCGCAGCAGCGCAACGGCGAGTTCCCCAAACTCGGCAACGGTCAGCCCGTCACGGGCCTTGAGCTTGGCAATCGCAACGAACGCCGAAACCTTGTCGGCAAAGGTCGTCAGGTCGTTTGCGGCCGTCATCGGAGCCGACGAAATCATGTCTTCACTCCAACTATGTAGATGGCGAACGATGCAGACGTGCCGCCGTTGTTCGTGACCGACAGCACCTTGTTTGTGGTGGTCGTGGCCCAGCCGGCTTTCGGGGCCGTGGCGTACAGCACACCGGCAGGCGGGATGACGGTTGAATCGCTGGAAAAGTTTGTCCAGCGGTTGGTCGTGCTGGTGGCGATCGACAGCGAAACCGTGGCTGACCTGTTCTCAATCAGCAGCATCTTGACGCTGGCCAGGGACAGGCTCCCCGTCCCGCCAAACACGACCAGCGGCAGCGCCCGCAGATCAATCAGCGACGTGGCAGATCCGGCAACCGATATGACGTCTTTCCAAAAGCCGTTCGCCTGGTCGTTGCCCGCGCCGTTCGCCAGCGACAGCGTCAGCAATGCCGTCACGCTGTCGGTCACGGTCGTGGTGGTCAGGTCGTCCGACCAAGACGGCACGACACGCAAGGCGCTGGTGAGCGAAAATGCCTGTGGCATCACTCGGCCTCCGTAGAAGTGCCGAGCAGATAGAGCGAATAATTGATTGGATCTTCGGTCGTGTTGGCGATCCGCACGATGCTGTTGTCTTCAGTGACTATCCAACTATCGGTGTTGTTGATGGCGAACCACTCGGAGCCTGGGCCGACCGCAGCGGCATAGACTGCCGTTGGCCTGCCGGGATCAACGCCAACCAGCAGCGTCTGGCCAGCGGCCGTTTCGTTGTTCGTGATCTTGATAAGCCGCAGTTGGCGGAACACGAACGGGACGGACACGCCAAGGGCCGTTTGTTCCAAGTCCAGCAAATCAAACTCTTCAATCGTGTCGGCTGGAATCGTCCGCTGATCTGCGAACACCAGATCCGCCTGACCGGCGCCGGAACCGTCTGCAATCGTGTAGTTGCCGAGGATCGTCTTGCGGCTGACGACGCTGCCGACTTCCTGCGAGTCCGTGCGCGTCCACGAAAGCGTTGTGCGCAGAGTTGCTGCCAGGACGTCAGTGACGGAGTCAGCCATGTAGAAGCCCCAAGTCGATGGCTCGCTTGACTGCCGAAACCTTGACGCCGAGGCGGAAGGCCAGCAGTTCCAGGTCTGCCCTAGTCGGCTGCGGGCGGCTGGTGATCTTGCCCCAGTGCTGCGGCTTTGGCGTGAACGTAGCGGCCAGGGACACGATGTCGCTGCTGGACGCGATAGCCTCGCGCCCGTCTGCACCACCGCGCCGCCAGTGAGCCGCTTGAATCACGCCGCTGCCTCCTACGGCAAGCGTAGAGCGGCAAGCGGCTGAAACGGCAGGGGCTATGGACGCTTGGACTGACGGTGGAAAACCAAAGCGATAGCGGCGTAACAGATCACGTCTTTAAGCGTGTCCTCGATGCCGTCGAACTCGCATTTGCCACGGCGGAAATACGCCTTGATGCGGTGCATCTTGTCCATGATTCGCAGGATGCAACCGGCCCACGGTTCCATGCCGACGATGTCGGCGCTGCTGCGAATGTTCGACAGTGCGTCTTCGTCAACGCCATAGTCCAGCGTCTTTTTCAAGTGCAGCGTCTTGCACTCCTCTAGCACGCCTAGGAACTCGCGCGAGCCGGGCCGCAGTCCGTCTTGCGGTGCCGTTTCCGGCGTGCGCCCCGCCTCAAGCTCCCGCTGCCCCTGCAAAATCCAGTCAGCGGGAATTCTCTGTTCACGCTCTGCGGCGTATTTCTCGGCAGACTCCTGCGCCAGTTCCTTCCAGCCCTCTTTTGCATCGCTGCCGCCGGCCAAGCGTGTTTCCACGGCGTCCCGCAATGCAGCGTTGGCGGCCGTCAGCGTGTCGATCGTCGCAGTCATGGTTGCCCTTTCGTTGATGAGATGAATGACGCCGGCGGCAAGCGTCCCACTGGTGCCTGTGTAGGCTCCGCTGAACCGCCTGGCTCTATGTTCCAACTCTGTCAAGTATTCCGGCGGCAGCGTCATGCGCGTGGCCGTGGCGAGGCGACGTGCATGGACGAAAGCCCGCCGTCGTGGTCATAGAGGAACGTTTCACACGCCTGCCGTGAGCCGATGAACCCGTTGACGGAATGCCAGTCATCAGGCGGGCAAAGCGCCGGTGCGGTGCGGACGATCACGCCGTCGAGCGTTTCAATTGGGCGCTGCCACTCAGCAGCCTGCGAGTGGAAATGGCCCGTGTGCCATTCGCGGTATGGGCATTTGGCCCAGTGCTGCGAAGCCTCTAGCGCCATGATCTGCGGCAGCTTCCGCTTGGCCCGGTGACCGTGCGCGAAGCCCAGCAGATTCCGCCCGTGCGTCAGGTACTGCCGCCCAGTGAAATCCTCTTTCACTCGCACTGACTTTGAGTTGCGGAACCGCTCCAGAAGGATGCGCTGGAAAGTCCACGTCAGAACTTCGTCATGGTTGCCGTTGACGATCACGACGTCGGTAGGCGCCGTCGCCGCGGACCGTTCCACGATTGACAGCAACGTGTCGCAGCCGACTGCGATCATCTTCTGCAGCCGCCCGTCCCGCTCAAGCGGCGTTCCGCTGGTGGTGCTGCCGTCTGGCCGATCGTAGTGGAACAGGTCACCAAGAAAAGCGATCGTGCGACGGGCCGGCTTCGCAGCGTTGCCAACTTCTAGCAGCTGCTGACCGGCCGCGGCCACCAGTTGTTCCGCGAGACTCAAATCGTAGTCATCGCCGCCGGTCGTGCGGCCCCATGCGTATTTCCCGAAATGCGGATCAGCGATCACCAGCACCTGCCACAGGCTGCCTTTCGGTGCCTTCACAGTTTTGGCCAAGGGCCGCCGGATGTCACGCTTGGCGGCGGAAATCATGGCAGATACGCACTCCAGCGTTGTCGGCCCGCCCTTCGGCTTGAGCCGCACGAACACCCGGTGCAGTTCAATGCTTCCGCCTTCGCCGTCGCCGCATTCCCATTTGGTTGCCTCGCTAGCGGCGATTTCGAACCGGGTCATGTCGGCTTCGATGTGCCGCAGAAGATCGTCCACCGTCCGGATTCGGCGGCTGGTGCTGCGGGCTTCGAGCGTGTCGCCGGATTGCGACTGCGTCACCTGCTCCGCATCTGCGGCAGGTTTCGGCGCTGGCAGGGAAGCGGCAATCTCCTCGACTATTCGCCTTTTTGCAGCCACGCCAAAACTCCTTGCGGGCCAATCTTGATCCCGTGACGAGTCAGGTGCGTGGAAATAGCACGCGCCGCAGTGATCTTCTGTTTGCCGAATCGGCCTTGTTTCCACGCCTGCAGGACTGGCTGCACTAGTTCCGCCTGTTCCGGCGTGAGCCTGACCCACCACGGTTTCCCGTGGCTCGGCTCTGGGATCGCCGCCGCGATTTCGTCCACGATGCTGCTGGCCGCCTTTGCCATCAGTCCTCCTGGTCGTCTGGTCGCCGGAAGCCTTCGGCGTCAATCACACCCGAAAGCGTTTCGGCAAACTCCGCTACTGCGTCTTCGTGCAGATCCGGCCACCGGGCGTGAATCAGTTCGTGGATCAGCGTATCGAGCAAGTCAACACCAACCAGCTTGTCCGCAATGCGGATGGTCTTGGTGTTGTAGTTGCACTGGCCGTCATCGGCTCGCAGGCGTGCGCGCTCAATCTTCCAGCGTTGATCGCCCACGTAGACCGTGCGTCGCTTCCGTGCCATGTGCCGGCTAGCTCCGCTTTAGCTTCACGCTGTACCCGCCATCCACGCCACCAAGCGGCATCGTAATTTCATCTCCATTGGCTAGCGCCACCTCTTGGTCAGGCGTCAGCGTGTGGGTGTAGACGTAATCGTTAAGAATTCGTTCCGTTAGCGTGCGAGTGGCAAGGGATTGGTCTTTCTCGCAGTACATTAGCCAAATCAATGCACGCAGTTTCCATGTGTCTTCTTCGACATCTAGGCCGATTAGATTGTCTAGCAGCCAGTCCATGGCTTCAGAAAACGTCATATTTTCTTGGTAGATGTAGCCGGGACCGCCCCAGATGCTTGGTTCTCCGACGAGCCGCACGTACTCCGTTGGCTTGACGCTGAAATCTTCGTATTCCGTCTCGGCCTTGATGCACGCTCGCAGCGACAGCGTCAGCACCAGCGGGCCAAGCGTGGTTGTTTTGAGCGCCGGGAATGTCTTTGCCTGCCTAGAGGCTGACAGCATCCCTTGGACGCCTTCCAACGAATAGGTCGCAGACTTTACGCAGCGAACCTTTCGCTGTAGTTCTGTCTCGCTAAATGGGAACGGGCCGTCTGTCAGCAAATCGTCTTCCGTAAATCGCAGCCCTTCTTTTGCGTCTTCCTCAGTTGTTTCGGAATCGCCATACGTTTGTTCCTCGCTGTTGAAGTGCCTCAAGAAATGCGGCGTGTCGTCCAGCCAATGGTTTGACTCCGTGAAAGATTCACCGTCCAAGAAATAAGCACTGGTAGTCGCCTGTGGTTGGGCAGTGATTTCCGTGCCGCCACCATCGTTTACACAGGCCCACACGTTCTGTGAAAGCGTGGTGCCCTGGAATGTTGTGCCAAGCGTTATCGCGGGCGGGCCATCTAGGCACATGATGCGTGGGAAAATGTCAGTCGCAACGTGGTTGAAGTCGCCTAGCGCGGCGCCGTTGAATACCAACTTGTTGTCTATGTACCCGCCGCTAGTCTCAGTTGGAGCGATCTCATTCCCGTCACCATCCAGAATCACAATGCGCGCAGTGAAAGACGTGATTTCTGTATCGCACACAATCGCTGAACTGTGCCACTGCGCTTCGCTTGGCCCGGCGCACTGCGACACCAGCGCTGGCGGGCTGGGATCAATCGTCGTGCCGAGGCCCCAGTAGGAAAACGGTCCTGTTGCGCCGGTGACGGGAACGCGCGGAATAAATCCTTCGTAGTTCACGGCCGTCGACACTAGCCCAAAGTCCGTGAAATCCTGCTGCGGCTGCACAGGAGGCAAAGCGGTTGCCCCTAAAAAATTGAACGGCCCAGGCGAAGACTCTGCCGCAATCCCAATATCACCGCTTGACGAAATTGCCAAGTCGTTCTGCTGCATATTGATTGACGAACTTGCGCCGATGCTTGCGGCACGCCCAACAACGAATCCGCGCAGCACGGAACTGGTGTCAATCATGCGGGGCCAGCCGCCAGTGTCCGCCATAAGCCAGCTAACCCTGGCCGCAATCGCAGACGGCTCTGGGTCATACGGGTTTCCGTTCCAGTCCAGCGGATTCCCAACTATCTCCACATATGAAATTGCAAACGTGGCCGGATTCACGGAGACCGAATAGCGTTTTCCGTCATCATCGGAAATGAAGACAAGGCGAAACAGTTCTGCCTGCCGAAGCGGGTCCGTCGGAAAGTCATCTTTTGTCGGATAGTGAACCTCTGGAAAAGTCTCGGCCGTCATCACATCTCCGGCCGGGTCATATTCCAGCAATAGAAAAGTCGCAGAGGATTGCACGCCTGCGGGAATGTTGATCCTCCAGTTGAGCGTAGTTGTGTCAACTTGCTCTAGAGTGCAACCGCCAACTTGCGTACCGTTGGCCCACAGCGTCACCTGCGAATCATCTACAGTGGCAGGGTCAATCGGGCGATCGAACGTCAGCCGTAACGACGTGACTTGCTCTGACTGCAGCCGTGCTCGGTAATACTCGCGCGTCAGCAGGCCCGGCTGCTCAATTGTTGGGATGGCGCCGTAGTACGAATGCCCGCCAGCCTGACTTTCTGGCCGGTGGTTGGCGTGCTTGGCATGGACAGTCCACGACTGCGAAAACGATTGGTCTGGATTGTTGCCGGAAAAATCATGGCACTGGGAAACAGAAAACGCTTGGAGCGTGTAAGTGCCGGGCGTTGCGCCAAGAGTAGTGGCGTTGACGCCATCCTGCTTCAAGAAGTTATTGACGCCGTCAAAAAACAATGGCCTAGGCAAAAAGCCGTCGGCTGATTCTTCGTCTGGGCAGCTTGGAGCCGCCAGCGGTTTTGTGGACGTAAGGACGCTATTAGGAACGACGCCGAGAGCAAAGATGTCATCCAAGGGAGCAAATCCGACGACAGGCTTTTTCCTGTCAATGACGAAGCTAAAAAAATCCTTGTTTGTCGGAATTGCAGTGCTTGGATAACCGTAAGAACCAGTCGGCGTGACTGTTACCAAGTACGATCCCTCGCCGCTGGTCGCGTCAAACAGTTGCTGCCTGGTCGGTGCTTGGGTTGGCGGTAGCGTCTCAACGCCATTGCACGAAAGCGAATAAAGCATTCCCGACCCGGCGTCTTGGTTGGCGGTATTACCGCGGTCGATGCCAACCAAATTTCCCTTGATGTGCGGTGCGGACGTTCCGGTTGGGCCAGTGACTTCGTATTCGATGTGCGTCTGCCGCGCAGAATCGAGATATGTCGGCCGAAATGCAGCAGCAGTCCAGAAGCCTGCTGATGGCAATGCTTCGTCAATCGGCTGTCCGCTGCAAACAAAAGACAGCGAAACCGGATAAGGCCACGTTGGCCGTCTCTGGCTACCTTCTGGCAATAGAAGTCGATTTTCGGAGTTAAATTCAAGCCTGTGCGAAAGTGTGTAACCAGATGCCAGCGCGGGAGTTTGGTTTGCGCCGCCTAGTTGCTGTTCTTGGACATTCCATTTGTCTGCACTGGTGCCGTTGAACACTTCACGCCAGCACAGTAAATCCTTCAGCCCACTTAACGGCCGTTCCGTAAATTCACTAATCGCCGTTCCGCCACTAGACGCCATCGTTTGCGAAGCATCTGAAACAGACGGCAGATTGCCGTTTGGCGTAAAGGTGACAGACTGCAGCTGCTGGTGGACAACAGCGGACGACGTGAACGGGGGTGGCTCACCATCGCCTTTGTTAACGTAGACGGCGTTGCTCACTGAGCCGTCAAGTGCATGAACAGTCAGGTCATATGCCATCGTCACTGATTGACCGCAAAGCGACAGCGTTACGGCGCCAGACTTGGGAAGTGCCGCCAAGTCGTCTGGATACTCAATCGCATTGAACGGATAGGCAACTGTCCACAGGCTTGGAAACAAGTACGTTCCAAGCGACGCGCCAGGGCCGTCAATTTGCGTGAACGTGACGGAAGATCCTGTTAGCCAGCGGCCTTCCAGAAAGGACGACCACCCTGCTTGGCCTTGCATTTCAACTGGGCCATGGCCGTCAACTACGTTGTAGTTTGACCCTCCTGCGTCGGCCCACGTCACCAACCTTGTGTTGGCAAAATCAAGGCTTTGGTCGCTTCGGTCTGAAGGCAACCAAGAAGGGCCGCCAAGCCCACGGGTAAGCGGCAGGCCAGCGCAGACGCAGCAAGTGCAAGTCACATCACACCAGCGGCAAATTTGTTTTCACCAGTGCCTGACTCTTTCCAAGCAAGCCGCACGGCACCGCAGGCCGTGCTAATCAGTTGTGTTACGTCGTTATTCCTTGATCGCGCATATTTGTGCGCAGCGTCAATGACTTTGACCTTGCACGCAAAACGGCCAGATATAGCGCATCGACCGATCTTTCCAGCGCTAATAGGCTCAAGCGCAACGGCAAACGGAGACAGCCCGTCTGGCATCAAGCCTGTCAGCACCATTTGCTCGGAAAACTGCGCAGGGTTCTCAGTATTCAACACGATCGGCACACCTATCCGCAGGACGCCGAATTGCGGGACCGTAAGTGCAGTAGTGTTCCGAAGCAGGATGATGTTTGACGCTCTTGCGCCAGGAGCGTTTTCGCCCGCTTTGTTGCCTAGCACAGAGCCGAGAACAACGTCAGCCGCATCCTGTGCGCGGTTCCATGCACGCGCAGACACTGCCGACGAAAGCCTTTGGCCCTTTTCAATTCGGTAGTTGTTCCCTGCCATTACGCCGTGCCAATCCCCAAATTGCTAAAGTTGTCCTCTCGATAGACTTTGTTGACGTAAACGGCCTTTGGGTGCTGCAGTAGAACTTCGCCACCGCCGACATCAGACTCATACCTCACCCAAAGATATTCATGGCCGCCCTTATTTATTCCACTGATTGTGCCAATTGTTAGCGGCGGCATCGTTTGCCCTGCCCCTGCATTTGGAGACGCTACGAATTTGTATGACAGCGACCATGGGCCGTCGCCTTTCTCGGAGTCCCATTCGTGCGAGCCGCTGCAGCCCATGAACAACACTTCACCAGCGGCAAATGTGCGAAACGTGGCGTTATTAACTGTGCCGGTCAGGCTGGCAACGCCCTTAATATATGCACTAGTGACGTATGTGCTTGGAACATCGTAGTTTTCCGTCCAAGTAAGTTGAGGCACAACGATGTCAATGCCGGCAACGCTGTCGCCGTCAACGCCGATTGCGCCACTCATGTTCACGGCGCCAGCTGGGAATCGCTTTTCAAAGTCGAGAGACGCGCCTGAACCAATTGTTTGGCACTGCGTGATGTGCTGCGTGCCGCCAGACGTGTCAAACGATCGGGATCGTTTTATGGGATCGGGCTTTTCTGGGTCGTCGGCACCGACCTTTTCATAGTTGATCGTGACTTGCCAAGCTTCATCGCCTAAGTACGAAACAGAATAGCTTTCGGCTCGCAGGCTGACGGTGGTGCCTGGGTATGTCCAGTACGGCAACAGCGTTGAAATGCGAGTGTTGCAATCAGCGTGCAACTCACCGTCATCCTTTGTGCCAAACACCTTGTACGAGCGCGTCATTGTGGCCGTGGACTTCACGCCAAGGCGATGAATGGTCGCTGACCGCGACTCCCCGTCCTCAACCCACGTCAGTGCCATTACTCAGCGGCCCGTGGCCCGCCCTCCGCTGCCATTTGCTCAGTAGCGTTTGCCGTGCGCTCTGCGGCCTTCAATGCCCGCTCGGCCAAATTAGATCCGAAGCCCATGCCTTCGGCGGCCATAGCAGAGAACGTGCCAGCCACCTCGGCCTTGCTCTGCGCAGCGTCTTGGCCGGCGGCCATTGCCCCAGCACGGGCCGCTCGCTGTGCCGCGCCCTGCGCTGCCGCGGACTGTGCGTTGACCAAATTTCTGGTCACCCGCTCCTGTGCATCTTCCAGCGCAGCTTCAATAGTGCTGGCTTGAACGGCCGACAGTCTGCCGTTTGCGTTGAGCGCGTCAAACTCGCCGTAGAGGTCTCGCAGTTGGTCGATTGATGTAGCATTCTCAATGTCCGACAACAATCTGGTAAATTGATCGTTCCTTGCGCGCGCCTCTCGCTTTCCCTTGCCCTTGCCGGCCACCGTGGATTCAGCTTCCTGCGTTGCGGCACGTCGCTCGTCGGCACGCTGGCGGTCTGCTGCTTCGCGTGCATCTGCCGCCGCTTGTGTGTTTGCATCAATCGCAGCCGCGCGCTCATCACGCTGCGCAGTCGCCCGCGCATTGTCATCCGCTGCCTGCCGGGCTCTGGCGTCAACGCCCGGGCGCGCGCCCGCCCGAGCGTCCGCGCGCTGCTGCATTTCCGCATCAACCTCGGCGTTGGCCGCAGCAAGATCCATGAACGGATTTGCCGCCTTGCTCGCCAAGTTCATTGCCTTTCTGGCCGTTGACTCTATGCCATCAAAGGTTGCAGCAATTCCGTTGAATAGATTGTCGAGCGCACCCAAAAGCACGGCGCTAAATGTGTTGAAAGCGTTGGACAGATTCAGCCAAATCGTGTCCCACGTTTTGTAGATACCGGCGCCAAGTGCCGTGAACGTGTTTTGAAATAGTCCAATCCACGGGTCCACATACGACATCAACGCTTCAGAACCACGTAGCCAGCCAGCAACAAGCCCCGCCCAGAGGATGTCCATAGCACCGGCAAGGTCGCCATCCGCAATCGCCTCGTAGATGCCGCTGAATGTCGTGGTGGCGGTTGTAGCCAAGTCAGAGAACACAACGGACGCATCGGAAACAACCTTAGAAAAAGTGCTCTCGATTGCCGACGATGCCTGCCCGATCAAGTCGCCAAGGCCAGAAAAGGCGCCTGCGATTGTGTTGCGGAACGAATAGGCTACAGCCGCAACTCCGGCGATTGCAGCACCTAGCAATAGGAACGGTGCAAGCGGAGCCAGCCACGCCGCGGCAACAGCGGCCGCAGACGCAACCGATCCAGCAACTGCCATTGCAGTTGCCGCCAGATAACTGCCAATGGCAGTGACCGCAGATCCGGCAAACGCCATGACGCTTTTCGCCGCAGACCCGGCCCAAGCAGCAGCCATGGCGGCCGTCGATGCAATTGTTTTCCCGACGGCGCCAGTAAGTGCAACAGCATACTGCGCCAGTCTGGCAGATGCGCCAGAAGCCCACCAGACAAACGACTTGTATGTGAGAGTAAGCCCGCTGACAATGTCCGTAACAAACCGGGCCATGCCAGAGCCAGACACGGCGAATAGGGCGCCACGCAGGACGCTGGACGCCATGACGACACCATTGAGCCCACGCACGGTGGCAGAAAAGAACCCTGCACCAGCAGCAATCCCTCTGCTGAATCCTGTGAAAAACACGGGAAACATCGCCTGTGCTGCAATTACTGCGGCACCCGTCATTCGGGAGAATCCAGCAACCCCAGCGGCAACGAATTGCGCGACGGACGCCGTGCCAGCAACGGCAAAGCCGCCGATTGCATTTGTTGCCAATGTCGCAAACGACAGCGCTGAAGATCCCGCTACGGACAACGCAACCTTGGCGGCGGAACCAAACCCAGCAAGGCTTGTGCCCACTGCCGAAAATGTTCCGCTGGCGATCAGCGCACCGCGAATCAGCAGAGTCATCGGAGACAGCAGCACGCTGGCGGCTTTGCCGAGACCGCCCATGGCGAACGATGCCACTTGAAGCGACAGCCCCAAACCTGTCAGCACGCTGCCAGCGGCAATTGTTGCCACAGCCAGCTTTGCAAACTGCGCCACCGCGTCCTTGTTGTTGGTGACCAAGTCCACAAGGCTTCTGGCCAATCCTTCAGCAAACGGAATGACTGAAGCCAATGCCGGCGCGACGGCGTCGGATATGGCAATCGACATCCGCTCAAGTGAAGCCATGATGTTGCCCATGGTGCCAGATAGGCCGGACATCATCACCTTGTATTTTTCGCCAACCGGCAGCGCCGACGCCATGCTTGCCTGCATGTTGGCGAAGCCATCCACGCCGGCGCTCGTCAAGATCGAAGCCGCACGGATCGCGTCTTGCCCGAAGATGCGGCGGAAAATGTCATCCTTTGCCGCCTGATCCATGCCCGCAAGCGCATTGTTGAGCGTGCGGATAATCTCGACCATAGGTTTCATCTTGCCGTCAGCGCCGCGGAAGGCATCAACGGAGAGTCCTATTTCAGCAAGCGCGCCTACAGCGTCATCGGCTGGCGCCATTAGCCTCATCAGCATGGTCTTGACGCTAGTGCCGGCATCGCTTCCCTTAACGCCGTTGTTGGCGAGGATGGCAAGCGCCGCCGAAAGATCGTCAATCGACTGGTTCGCCAATGCCGCAACTGCAGAAGACATCGAGAACGCTTCAGACATCTGCGAAATCGACGTACTCGATGCGTCCGCAGCTGCTGACAGCGTGTTGGCGGCCTTCTCACCGCTGACGCCAAAGACGTTCATGGCGTCCGACATCACGACGGCCGCCTGGCCGACGTCCATCTGGCCGACCTTGGCGAACTCTAGTGCGGCCCTTCCGGCACCACCCAGCACAGCGTCAAGGCTCATGCCAGCCTTGAGCAGTTCCAGCATCCCGGCCGCGGCTTCAGTCGGCCCGACGCCTAGCGCCTCCGACATGCCCATGGCGGCAGCTTTGACGCGGTCAAGCTCACCCTGCGTGGCGCCTGTCGATGCCCTAATCGCCAGCAGGCGATCTTCAAACCTCGCCCCTGCGGCAACTGCCGCAACGATCGGCGCCGCCATCCCTGCGCCGATGCCAGTGAGCGCTGCGCCCGACATCGACAGGCTGCGGCCCATCGCACCGACGGCTTTATTGACCCTGCCGAGTGCGGCAAAGAACTTTTTCGGGTCTGCCCCGATTTCTACATAAACCTGACCGGCACGTACTTTTGAGGCGCTCATGCGTATTTGTGCCAGTCAGGGCCGAATAGCCGCTTTAGTTCTTCTGGTGATGCCTCGCGCGGCTTAGGCTTCCGTGCAAACGGGTTGAATTTGCGTGGGTCCGCTTTTGGGGCGTGTCGTTCCTTATGCAGGTTGACTTGCTGGGCCAACAGGTTGGCGGTATGCCACCAATCGTTCTCTAGGCGGCCGTTGCGGGCTGCGAGCAACTGTCGGAGGGTCCATTTGCCTGGATGGACTCCGAGAATTCCGGCGGCTTCCCAGACGGCATCCCAGACGCTGCGGCCGTCAGCGTCTCCACTGTCACGCCCGCCATCTGCGCCTCCGCCCGACCGAGCATTTCGGTTTGCACTTCGTCCATCTTGCTGCCGAGAAGCCCGACCATCTTGCGGAGGCGCTGCGGGAAAAAATCGACAAGCTCGGCCTCCAGCGCCTTAGATGCCGACTCCAGAGAATCGCCACGCAGCCCGTCCAAGAACTCCTCCTTGGACAACTTTCGTTCCTCGACTTGCTTCACAAGCATGGCGTAGAGGATCTCACCCAACTTGGCGAACTGGCTGCGAAGCACTTGAAACGTCTGCGCGATTGAACCGGCGTCCACCAGATCGAACGGCACCTGCTTCCGCTCGCCTGTGTCGTCGTCCATGACGTCCGCCGTGACCATATCACGAACACGCAACGCCGACGCTACGGTAAGTGCCAGTCGCCACGGCCTGCCCTCATCGTCCTTGAACTCGCGCACAAAAGGTCTCCGGTTATTGCCGCAATCCGTCCTTCGTCATCTTTGCTTCAATCGTGAACGTTGCCACGCCATCAATCGGACACGACTCCGAAATGCCAGTCACTACAGCGGTAAAAGACCAGCTACCAGCGCCGCCGCTGATTGCGACTTCGTCGCCGTTCTGAAGCGTTGTGAACAGCCCATCCGCGTCAGCCGAATCGTTCAACTCAACAGACACGGTTGCGTCATACCCAGTCGAGTAGACAGACGAGTAACGCACGCCGAATTCGTTGATGTCGATGGTGCGCGCCGTTTCGGAAAACGTGACGTTCCGAGCGCTGGCAATGGTTGTGCCAAACGATACGGTGCAGTCCTTCCCAAGCGTGATGGCCAAGGATCAGAACTCCTTGGCAGTCACCGAAAACGTCACGGCGCCGTCAATGCCGATGTTCTCCGTGACGGACATGACTTTCCAGCCGCTGCTGGCGTTAGCCTCAAGGTCAGCCACCAGGCCGCTGGCGTCGTGGCACTCAATCTCCCACGTCTTTGTGGTGAATCCGGCCGTGGACATCTTGTAGCCAGGATTTCCTGACGTGCCGCTGATGTTGTCACGATTGGAGATGTCGATTGCCTCGCACTCCTCCGTGTACGTGGCCGAAATAATGTTGGTGCCCTTCGGAGGCGCCGTCTGGTCCTTGCCGAGAGTAATGGCCATACGTTGTTCCTTAGTGTGTGGTGTGTTACGAGGCGACCGTGCGAGTGCCTGACACTGTGAACGTCACGATTCCGTCCAGAGGCTCCGACTGCGCTACGCTGGTGCAGATGTAGTCCGCGTTGCCCGTCTCGGTGCCAGTGATCGTGAACGCATCTCCAGCCTCAACGCCGGGATCGTCAACGCACTCGACCTCGATCGTTTGCTCAATCAGCGCTTTGCGGAACTTGCGGGACGAATCGCCAAACTTGGTGACGTCCACTTCGGAAGCGCTTGAAGTGACGGTGCAGGACCGGGCGTTGGAAACGCCGGTAATCGTCACGTCCTTGCCGAGAGTAATGGCCATGCGGGCTCCTTGAACTGGGGTGTGCTTGCAGATTAGGGGCAGCACACAGGAGCGGCGTAGGGGGTGTGGCTAGCCTGTTTTCCGCAGCGCGTTCCGCCACTTTTCGTTGGCCTTGGCGACTGCCTTTTGCACCAGCCTTGCGCCCTGCATGAAGGGGCGAGCCGGATAGCGGGCGGTCTTCACGATCGTGGTGGCTTCCCAATTGCGGGAATGCCTTGGCTTTTTGTTTGTCCAGACGAGCAGCCCATAGCGAAACTGGTTCGCTTGCGGCAGTGCCGTGGTGTACCGGCCGCGCTCATCTCTTCCTTGGCGACCATTGCCCCTGCGGCGCAGGTAGGCATTCCGCGCTGCCCGAACGCCAGTGCGCCATGCTCGCAGCCGAAGCGTCCCGCCAAACTCATGCAGTTGATTCAGCCAAGTAGCCTTGGCGGCGCCAATAACTGCTGTCTTTCGGCTGGTGTCAAAATAGTCTTTGATGTCTTGATAGGTAAACCGCTTCGGCCCCCATGACTTGATTGGGTTGCCTGCAGACCGTGGCTTGCCGCTGTTCACCATGGTCAGGTCTTCATACAACCCGCCAGCGAACTCAACGACGGCGCCGGCCCTGACTGCACGTCGTCCAGACTTTGTTTTTGCAGGCGGCTTTTGCCCAATGCCCTTCTTGGACGCTTCCTTGATGTCCAGCCCAGCCTTGATAAGGCATCGCTGATTGGTGGCGTCCAGCATCCGGCCGACACTAGCACGGTCAAAAAAACTGCTTTTGATTCTGAAGTTCAGCGATAATCGCAGATCGGTTTCAGCAGACCGCGACCGACGATTGCCACCAATCTGGCCTGGCCGAATCCATGCGCGGCTGGCTCGCATAGCGGCTCACTCCTGCGGCAGGTCGTCCAGTTCAAGCACGCGGTAGGTGGCGACAATGGCCGCCCGCCATACGTTCCGCTCGCTCAACGCATCGTCAGGATTTAGCTCGATCGCCACCGTCTGCGGGCTCGTCACGCCTTCCGGCCAGTTTTCTAGGTCGTCAAACTCGTGCGCCTTAATCTGGCGGAAGATGTCGTTGGCCAGGTCTAGCATGTCGTCAACTTCTTGGTCGGTGTTGACGTGCCGACCGACAAACACTTGGACGTCATAGTCCACTTGGGTTTGCCGGCGACCAATGCGGGTCACGTCTGCTGACCCAGGCGTGACGTAGACAACCGGGTTGGACATTGACTCAACGTCGATGTTGACCCAGTTTTTTCGCTCAACGGTCGTGGTGTTGATTTCCCACGTAACAGCCCCAAGGCTATCGGCAAGAGCGTCGGCAATCTGCCGCAGATAACTACTCACGCCGCGCCTCCAAGCACGTTTTCCATGTTTGCCACGTTTTGTCGCAGGCGTGGATCTTCCGGCCATCGTGCCAGAGCCTGCCGGGCAAACGTCAGTGCCTCTGGTCGCTGGCCAAGTTCCCAAAGCGCAACAGCTAGCAAATCCATCGCCTTAGTGCGTGCCATTGGATCGCTGCAGTGCGTGCCGATGTTCTGCCGCTCGACGGCATTGCGGGCCAGCGCAACGACCTTGCTCCAGTCACGCTGGCGGTAGGCCAGAAACGCTAGCCGTTCCCACGCTTCCGGCTCGTCTGGCGCTTCGCCGGTCGCCTGCACCAGCCACGCCGGGTCTCCGGCCAGCTTCCAGAGAATCCGGCAGGCAAAGGCGCGTTCCGTAGCCGTCCCGCCTTCCATTTTTAGGTAGCGTTCAAACGCTTCCCGTGCCTCTGGCAATCCGGCGTAATCCATTTCGCGGGCCAGATACCACTGCGCCCGAGCGTCGTGCGGTGCCTCACGCACGGCGATGCGTAGCAGTTCCAGGTCAGTCTTGTGCTTCTTCCCTGCGTCCCGGTGATGGAAAATCTGCAGCCCGTGAACCAGCCGGCTGCGTTTCTCGCCGTGCCAACAGATCAGCCCTTCATGTGTCGGCGCAGACCAGCGGAATCCGTGCCGGGCATGGATGCGGTCGCAGAGGAATACCAGATCCTCCGTGCCGTCTTTGTGCCACGACCAGACGTATTTGTAGAAAAACTGGTTGACGCCGTCCGTCCAATCACGTTCAACCACTTCCCGCCAGCCGGGTGACAATCGCTCGTCCAGGTCAAGGCGGATACACACGTCAACGTCGGACGGCAGGTGGTAGAGCGACAGGTTGTGTGCGTCGTCCCAGCGCCACGGCACGACGTTCCCAGTGGCTACAGTGACGCCAGCTGCTCGCAGTCGCTCAACGGTCGCATCGGTTGACCCTGTGTCCGTGACCACTCGCACGTCAGCGTCAGCACACGACTGCGCCCAATCAGCGGCGTGTTTCTCTTCGTTTTTGGCCAAGGCATAGACGCCGATTTTCATGGCTGAAACCCTGTGAAAAGCCGGGAATCGTGGTCCGCCGCGTAGAGGCGGAACCGCTCTGGAAAGTCTCTGGCGACGGCCGCCCACGTGTTGACCTCCCACGTGGTCTGGTTGGTCTGCTCGATGTGCCGCCTAGCCTCGCGGTCTGAGGCGGCATGGAACCAGCCCGCCAGGTCGCCTGGGCAGATCGCCACGCTGCCGGCCACGTGCCACGCCACGCGGCTGTTATCAATCGCCGTCTGCGGCGATATCGGCCAGATGCCCGGCATGGTCACCCGGTCAGTCGCTGCCTTCGGCACCCGCTCAAAGAACGGCACGATGTCGTGATCTACAAAACCCGGCAGGTGCATGATTCCGAAATCGACCCAGACCACAAACGCTGCGCCGGTCAGTTCTGCGGCGGCTTTCAACCATGCTGTCTTCTGGTGCTGGACGACCATGTAATCGACGCCATCCTTGGGGCTTTCCGGCAATGGCGACTGCGCGCCTCTAGTGGCGCTGTAAAGCCAACAGCGGTCCAGGCTGGCTGGCAGCACGGTCACGCCAGATGGGGCGCCTAGATCGCTTGCGGGGCCGTCATAGAAGCAGACTGCAGGAAGGCCGAGCCCAAGCAGACGCCGGCCCAGTTCCAGATAGAGCGAATGGCTGCGCGGCTGGTTCAGCCTGACGTAGCCTGTGACAAGAGCAACCATATGTCGGCAGGTGCGAGTTCGACAATCCATGCCTCGGCGTCCCTGACGCCAAAGCTGCACACTAGGCGTTCGCCAACCAAGGCAAGCCCTGCGGCGAATTCGATTGCTTGCCGCTCCCGAACGAAAAACGGCAGCGACCACCTTTTGAGCGTCAACGAATTGTCCAGCCAAACCCAACGATGTTCGTAGGCTCTGTGGCCGCAGTGCGCCACTTCGTGGATGAGTCCAAGCCATCCGCCGTTAAACGGGACAAACTGCGAACCGCCACGGAACTGGCTGGCGATCTGCGGCGCTGCGGACCGGCGGTGCATCAGATAAGCGCCGGCAAGCGAATTGTCGGCGTCAACCGTCACGGTATGGCCGCAGTGGCTGACGGCATACACCCAGCAATCAGAGCCCTGCAGCGGCATCCAATTTTTTTCGTGCTGCTGGAGCGACAGACAGTCCAGCATTCGCAGGCTGGTGAACTCGGCACGGTCAACGTCCAGATCAGCAATCCCAATCCGGCAATCGCCGTTGAGCGGTGCCGCATCGCGGACAGTGGCGGACACGCCTATACCATTTTGGGTAATCCGCAGCCGGCAGTCCTCTAGCCCTTCAACCGGATACTCGGTCCGGTGGTATTCCGGCCCGGTGATCGGGCGGCAGTCTGCCACAGTGAGATCATCACGCAGGCGAACCAGCAGGTTGTGCGTCCTAATCCGGCCGCCGTCTTCCGGTGGCATCACATAGGCGCCATCGACAATCCGGTAGTTGCTTGACCGCACGATTGCGACAAGCCCGCCAGCGTCGGCAATCGTCGGATTGAACAGCGACCAGCCAGGCTGCGCTGGCTCGACGTCCAGCCGGTGAAACCGGCAGCCAACCAGCTCTTCCAGCAGCTGCGTGTAGTACGTGCGGTTTACCCTGGTCTGCATGTCCAGCGCCTGCGGAATGCCGGGCAGTGATAGCAGCCGTTCACACGCCCGCCGGCCGGCGTCCAGTTCGCCTGCGTAGAAGGCGTGGACGCTCAAGGCCGCTAGGTGATCGATCATGGCGTGAACGTCAAAACGATGTCGTCGCCCGAATCAGACAGCGACCACGTGCCGCCGTCCAAATCGTTGTTGTTTGTGAATTCGCTGTCGTTGATTGTGAACTTGTTGGCAGCGAATCCTGTCAACGTACCTGACGTTGCAATCGTGAATGACTTGGACGTCGTGTTGTCAAAGTTGGGAACCGCGCCGGGAGCATTACCAGACGTGAGCCCGACGATTTTGAGCGTGAACGTGCTGCCACTGGTGGCCGTAATCGACAGGTCGTCGCCAGAAACCGCCAGTTGGTCAAACCCGGTTCCTGCAGACCCAGTCCAGTTGTTGATTTGCCAGCGGTAGGTGCCGCCACTGGCCAGCGTCAGCCCGCCAGAAAACGCTTGCGACCCAACAGGATCGCCTGGAGACAGCGTGGCGTTTGTTCCAACCGTGACAGCCGACGAGATTTCGCCGGAACCGGACAGCGTTCCTTGCGTCAGGGTCAGCGCGGAGCCCATGGCTGCGCCACCGCTGAAATTAAATTCTGCTCCGCTGCCGTCAACGGTGATTCCATTCGTCGCGGAAACGGTCGAAGTCGCCTTGAACAGTCCGTAGTTGATTTCAATTGTTTCCGACGTGGAAAGGTTGCCCGACAGAAGCACCGTTCCTGTGTTGCCGGAACTACCGACAGCTATGGCCGCAGCGAGCGGCCCACCGTCGCCTGGAACTCCAGATGACCAGCCGTTGGCGAACTCTGCCGTGCCGCCCGCCGCGGCCTGCAAGGTTATGTTGCGATTGACGAAAAAGGTCATGCCCGACTGGAAGGTAGTCGTGCCAGTCGTGTTTTCGCCGCCAACAACAACAGACTGCGTTCCGCCTGTACCCAGAGCCGGAATCGTCACCAGCCGGCCAAACAGCGCACCGGAGTCCAAGAGCATCGCCACCGTTCCGCTTGAGCTTTCCGCATCACTTCCCAAGACGACAACCGGCGAACTGTTGGACCCAAGCCCGCCTGTCTGCGAATAGCCAAAAGCACCGTTTCCACTTGACGGCGCATTCGTGGCAATGACTATCGTTCCATCGAGAACAACGGACGCGCCAGTGTGGCTACTGGCCCCCGTAAGGCGCCATTTCCCCGTGCCAGACTTTGTCAGCCCAACCGGATTGTGCGTCGGACTAATCCCGGCGAGCGCGTTGCCGTAGGTGCTGGTGCCGGTGAGCGTGACCGTTTTGGCTCCGCTGACGCTGGTGCTGATTGCCGTTGTAAGAACAAGTGCGCCAGTCCCAGATGCGTCCAGCGTCATGCCGCCGGTCGTGCCCGCCATGTTGAACTGACGCGACGTGGTGTGCCCGCTGCCGGTGTAGATCACTGTGCCGGAACGGCTGGAGCCGCCAACGTTGATCGTGGCGCCATTGCTGCCGTCAAACGTGATTTCGGCAGGGGCTACAAACCGGCTGAACAGACCGGCCTTGCACCTCATGCGTCCACGTCTCCCACCAGAAGCCACGTGTTCGCTGCGTAGAGAATCACAGTGCCGGCCGAATACTGGTCGCGCAGCTTCGTGCCTGGCGTCCCGTTCACGACGACGCCTGTGGCGCCAGTGACTTGGACGATGCCAGCTCCAATCCGGGCAATGTCAACGTGCGTGCCGGTCGGAAATGCAACGTCTGCAGCTGGCGGGACGATGACGTTAACCGTGCCAGTCGCCACATCTACAGTGACGAGTTTTCCCGCATCGCCAAGCACCAGCGTGTAGGCCGCTGTCTGCTCGTTAAGCGACTGTGCGTCAGCGAATGTGCCGCCAATGCCCGTTGGGCCTGTCGGACCTGTGACCGATGGGCCAGTTGCGCCAGTTGCACCAGCGCTTCCAGTCGCGCCAGTGACTGATCTGCCTGTCGGCCCGGTGTTGCCCTGCGGACCTGTCACCGTCGATGCGGCTCCTGTCGGCCCGGTGCTTCCAGTTGGTCCGGTCACAACCGAAGCTGCGCCTGTGGCGCCCGTGCTGCCGGTTGGGCCTGTCGGCCCCGATGGCCCGGTAACCGTAGACGCCGCACCCGTCGGCCCCGTGCTGCCCGTCGGACCCGACGACACATCAACAGGATCGCCCCAGCCCGTAACGGCGTCTTTTGGTCCGTAAAGCCCTTTGTTCGTTTTGTCCAAGTAGATGTCACCGACGTTGCCGACGCCGCCGGTTGGCGCACCGTTGCCGGCAAGCACTGGAGATCCGCCGGTTGGCAGTGAATAGAAGGGCATGGCTGAATCCTATTGGGGCTGCGATTCTTCAGTCAGTGTGTCTGGTGGGAGAAAGGCGCCGTCAGGACCGAACGACGGAACCCATCGGTAGCCAATGCCAGCATAGTTCTGGCGGAAGCCAGGGCCGCCGGTGCGTGTGTTGATTCCGTCTCTTGCGTTGTAACTCGTCCGCAGGCAGCGGAGGCCGCGGCGTGCCGCGTAGTAGCTCTCCCAGTCGATGCCCTGGCCTTCGTCGCGGCCGGGGCAGACCTCGACCACCACGTTGTCGGCGTCGATGAAGGCGTAGTGGGCCATCGCCTAGCTCCAGGTGACGGTGTCTGCGGTGCCGCCGGTGATCGAAACGACGGTATCGGCGCCGTCCGTCGTCGTTGTCGAGACGAGCCCAGGGCCGATCGTGACCTTAAGGGCTGAATTGAACCTCAGCACAACAATGCCGCTCCCTCCGCTGCCCGCCGCCGTGTAACCGCTCGTGCCCGATCCGGCACCGCCTCCGCCGCCGGTGTTCCCTGAACCGCTTACCGCGGTCGTCGCGTTGTTCGCGCCTGCCCCGCCGCCGCCGGTCCCGCCAGTCGAGGCCACGGTGCCGCCGTTCGCTGCTCCGCCTCCGCCTCCGCCTGCGTAGGTGACCGACGAGCCTGTGATCGTGGAAGCCTTTCCGTTCGCGCCGTTGCCTCCTTGCGTGGCGCTGGCGTTCCCGCCTGCGGCTCCTGCCCCACCGCCACCACCACCGCGATTGCCCGTCCCGGTGCCACCAGCGTTGCCTTGCGTCGATGCCACCGTTGCACCTGTCGCACCACCACCACCGTTTGCTCCGCAACCGGAACCGCCAGCTGACGCCACTCCGACAGGACCGGCACCGCCGCCAATGGCAACGAAGTCACCGAATCTGCTTCCAGTGCCGCGGGTCTGCGCAGCGCCCCCGCCGCCGACGCTGACGTTGTAGGCCGTGCCCAGCGTCACGCGGTAGACCGTCTCGATCAGGCCGCCAGCGCCGCCGCCGCCGTCGCCTCGCGTGCCGATGATGCCGCCAGCGCCGCCGCCGCCGCCGGCGACGACCAGGACGGAGACGTCACGGGAGAGACCGTCGCGCAGG